ATGGTTTCAGTTTGACGATGGGTGAAGGTAAACACATAGGATGCAGCACTTGCCTTTTCAGTCAATGTGAGATACCAAAACTTTGTTTGCCCTTTGTTAATTACCAACATCTCTACAAAATAGCGAGAGTCAAAATATGTAACAAAAAAGGGAGAGCAAAACGCCCTCCCCATTCGACCTATGAAACAAGAATCAATTAGATACCCAAAGCGGTAACAACTGAACTTTGCAATTTGTAAGGTGCTTCCGCTTCGATAGCAGAAAGAGTAACTTCATAACCGTTACTATCGCCCATAGCAGTACCGGTGTTTGCAACCATTGCAGTCACATCACATCCGTACTCCTTGCCAACCAACCAATACTCATCGTTGTTATTTTTAACGATGCAATAGCAACGACCTTGAGCAAGAAGCTTCATTTCGTTACGCTTGGTTGTTGACAATCTGCGAAGTTTGAAAACAACATCCGATTGATTGAATGATGTTCCGTTCTCAACAGATACGTTGGTGGTGATGGTCAATGATCCAGTACCTTTCGGCAACTCGTAATCGTAAACATCACCACTTGCAACGGTTGTGCCAGTTACTTCACCACTTGCAATTGTGAATTTTGAATCAACCCAAGTGATTAAGTGGATTGATTTGATACCTCCGACTGCATCCTTGCAATCAAGAGTGAATCCTTGTGTGAGTAAACAGGGCATATTTTATGAAGATTAAAGGGTGAAGTAAACGATTTCTCCGGGGAAAGCAACTTGAACACCAGCCTTGAAAGTGAAACGAACACGAACTTCATCGTTGTCCTGTGAATACCACATTTTCACTTCTTCTTGCTCGTCAATCAAGTCAGTACCCATAAAGAAGTTGCTCAAAGAACCAGCAACAATCTTGTTAGTTCCGTTCAAACCACCAACAGCGATTAACTTCATATTAGTACCGGGGTAAACCATCTCCATTGAAGTGGCAGCATCGGCAACATAGTGAAACAAGTTAGCGTTCTTCAAGTTAACCAACATCAATTTGTAGGCATCAATTCCCAAGAAACAAACCAAGTCAGTTTTTTCAGCAACGGCAGCGGGTATGTTGGCGTAAACCTGATCCAAGATGTCATCAATGTTTGCAGCGGTGATTGAAGCAAATGTAGTTGGTGCAGAGTTCGCCAATACTGGAGAAGCGGCAGCAATGATTTTGTTGAATCCATCAAAACGATTCAAGTTAGGATTACCAGAAGCGGTATCACCTTGCCACATTGCAACTTCCAAAGTTTGTGCAATAACGGCAGCCTTTTCAGCACCTACTTGCTCTTCAAAAGGAATCATAGTTGGTGAACCAGGCATGATTTGAGTTTGCATCCACTTTGCTTCCAATGTCTTTGGGCAAAGAGTTTCTTCAACTTTTACAGCACCAACGGTGATGTTACGCTGAGTGAAGGCAGTTGTACCACTTGGATTGTAACCACAACCATCGGCTTGGAAGAAAACGGTTGAAGCAAGGATGTTCAAAGCAGATGCAGATTTTACACCAACTTGAACTTGGTTAGAAGATTGCAACAAGGTTGCAGTTTTTGACCCGAAAAGGGCTTTTACCAACAAGTCAGTTGACTGCTCATTGGTGTAGTTTGCGAGTGTTCCTACTGAAAATGACATAGTTTTATTTATTTATTGCGTTTTTGAATTTTTTAAGTGCTTCAAACTGATCATTCTTTTTGTTTGAAACTGGAGTTTTGATTGGGGTTTCGCTTGGCAAATCAGCAACCTTTTCAATTAGGTCAATTGCTTTGCTCATTGCTTCTTTGTGCTGGGTGTTAGATGCAGACAAAGCCACAACTTTTGCAGACAATTCAGCGATTGCACTTTCCAACTTGCTCACAACATCATTAAAATGAGATACGGTTGCAAACTCTTCTTTGGCTTCAATCTCAATTTCAATTTCTGGTTCAACGATTTCAGTTACGATTCCGTCAACAGTTGTCACCAACAAACCACCTTCAACCTCGTGAGTTGCGTCAGGTGCTGGAATTGAACCTTCAGCAGTTTGAACAAAGATGGCAGTTCCTACAACCAATTCACCTTCCCATTCAACGATTGTTCCATCAGTCAAGGTGGCAGTTGCCATCTCAACTTTGATTTCTTCTTCAGAGAATCCGAGCATTGTCCGGATTTCTTTCAATGTTTCTTTTGCGTTCATTTGTATAAAATTAGAGTTTATGTTTACTTGTTGCAATTTTACTTTCCATTCCACCTTGAGAGAATATCTTTCATCTGCTCAATCAGTTGTTCTTCTTTGTCTTCGGGAAAATCAAAAACACCCTCTACCGAGAATCCTTTGAACTCACCGGATTTCACTTTTGCCCACACATCATCGTTGTCAATGAGATAAGAGACAAACCAACTTCCATCGGCAACTTCTTCAAATCCCTTTGGTGGCATCACCCCTCTTTCACGATCAATGATGTATGATTCAAACAAGCTCACGCCATTCATTATGGGTGTTTTGTGATGTGCGTTCACGGAGTTGTACTGATTTGACCTCGCCCATTTCTTCGCAATCTTGAAGATAGATTCCTTGTCAAAAACCACATAGTACTCACCACGGATGTCATCTCTGCGATAGATGGGTAAATCGGCAATCATCGCAGCACCAGTCACGATTCTTTTCTCTTCATCTTGGATCGCAAATTTGTGCATCTGTGTTTTATCTTGATACATTGAATAACAGATTGCCACGGCTTGTTCACTATCCTTGCCTTCTCCAATCAAAATTGGGATGCATCTTTGAACAAACTCTTCTTCACTTTCGTTTGGATTGGGTTTAACAAACTGCTCATTGAATGCGAGAAAGTCCTTTTGAATGGCTGCGTTTTCAACAAGGGAAACAAAGTCAATGCCTGTTTCCTCGTCAAATTCGTTGATGTCTAATTTGTAAACTGGTAGTTTCATCTTATTCAAATAGCATTATTGTACAACAGATACCCTTTTTGTGTTTCCCACCCTTGCTTGTGATCGGCTGATGTCACCTTCGGTTACAAATACTTTCTGCGGATAACCCACTCCAGTTTCCGTTGGCAAAGAAGATGATGTCAAATTGGGTGGATTGATTGCAATGGGTGACGCACTCACACCACCTTGACCGCTTCCACCGGAAAGGATTTGTTTTGCCTTCGCTACATTCGCCAAAATCCTTGCCACACCTTGAGCATAATATGCAGCGGTGAACAAAGGGGTTGCAGGTCCGAGAATACCAGCGACCTTCGCAGATGCTTGAGCAGATTCCGCATTCAATCCCGAAAATGCAATCGCACTATCAATGGCAATTTCAACCAATGCAATGCCCTTTTGAATGTTCTCTCGCTTCTTCTCTTCGTTGGTCAAGATGGTATTCAAAGAAGTCAAGCCATCAACGGTGCTTTTGGCAATTGATAATTTGGCATCCTTAATTTGATTTGCAGTTTTGATTTCAATATCTGCTCTTTCTTTTGCATATTTTTCTGTAGTTGCCGTAAGTTCTGCTTGTTGAGTTTCTTCAATTATTCTCCTTTGAGTTCCATATAACTCCAAAATGTATTCACGACCACCTTCAATGTCTTTATATTTCTTCAACATCTCCTCTTTCTCTTTCTCCAGTAATTCCAATTTATCCCTTGTGCTGCGATCAATAATTGTTTTTTCGTTATCTTCTCTCGCTTCAAGATTTTGAATGGCATCTTCATTTTGCTTTATGTAGGTTGCCGTGATAATATCTGATTTTGCTTCATCCAATTGAACCAATCTATCATTTATCGCTTCGCTCTCTTTTACAAATTCTTTTGCTTTATCGGAGACAAATTTTTCCCTTTCCGCATCAATGACTTTCAAAGTATTGTTGTATTCACGATACAATCTTGCTTCTTCGGTCAATTCTTCCTCAGTCAGTTTAACGCCTTGCTTTCTGCGTTCTTCAATCAATGCGATGTTGTTTCTTACCAGCTCTTTTCTCTGCTCAAAGATTTCCAACTCTTTACCTCCAGCAATTTCCAACAACGCAATCTCTTGTTCAACTTCTTCATTGGAAAGTTCAATTGATTTCTTGAATGCTTTGTAGTTTCTTTCCGCTTGTGAAGTTACTCCGATGAAATCTGTAAACTGCTGAACCAAGTTCCCAACAATGGCAGAAACGGTTTTCAATCCGGGTATTGCATTTGTTATTGCAGCACTCAATTTCTCAAAGTTGCCGACAACATAACCCAAAGCAACTGCCAACAAACCGATTCCAGTTGCCGTGATTGCACCTCTTAATGTCGTAAATGCGTTTACAACTTTGCCCTTGATTGTATTTGCCAACGCCCCAAATTGTTGTTGAACCTTTCCAAGACCTTCAAGACCTTCAGCCAATGCCATTGCACCTTGCAATTTGACCAATGTCTTCTCCAGTTCTTCGGATTGGTTGCCAAACAATGCAACTGCACCTTGTGCTGCTTGAAATCCACGAGCCACACCTTGAACAACCGTGTTGATTTGTGCAAACTTATCAGGGTTCAATGCTGCCACACGATCATTGAAATCCTCCATCATATCTCGTGCTTCAGCAAGTGCTTGTTCAGCCCTCCTCGCTTCAGGTGAGAATGCACCGAATTCTTTTACTGCTCTTTGTGCTTCAAGAGATAGTTGTTTGATTTCTGACTTTATTGAGCCAAATGAAGGTTTTTTGACGGTTAAGTCAATCGCTGCTGTTATTGCCATTATTTTTCTGCTATTATAAAGTAATCCACCCCATCCGTTTCAAAGATGTGTGATGCCCATTGTAAAATCATTGTGTGTGTATCTCCTCCGTCTATCTTTGCCGTTCCTGTCGTAGCAACTATGACAGAACTTCCAGATGTGATTTTTTTAACTACGAATTGTTTCCCACTCAACCCAGTTGGATCAGGCAAGGTAATTGTCTTGCTTCCACTGGTGGTATCAACCAAAAACAATCTATCGTCTTTTGTTGCCGTTGTGTTTGCCGTTACCGTCTTGACCGAACCACCACTCAAAAAGGATGGATACATCTCGTAATTGCCGACATACAATGTGTCCTTTTTAGTAACTGCAAAATCATTGCATAATATCGCAGCACTACCATCCGTCCCAGCCTGAAATGTTGTGTTGGTAGATACCACGCAAAATGAATCCTTTGCATTGTTGTTTTGAACCACACCATCTCCTTGAACCAATCCTCCACCACCTTGTGAAATACCAACGGTCACTCCTTTGATACCTGGCTTGAATGGTCTGTTTCCACCCGGATAAGTATCACCATAGGTTTCTCCTTGCTGACCTTGTCCAGTTCCAGCACCGATGGTCTTTTGTGTTATAGTTGCTGGTTGAATGAATTGAGCCAATAAGAACTCACACAAATACACACCATCTTCACTTGGATTGTAATCCTCAATTTTGTTTAATCTCCAATACTGACCTTCAAAAAAGTAAGCATCAGCAAAAGACAAGTTCAACCAATCCTTTGGAGTAATTCTAAAGTATCCCCTAAACAACTTGGAATTGCTTCCAGTTATTTCCGACAAAAACCGATAATAGAAATTATTGACAAGGTTTGAATTCGTGTATTTGTAACCAGCACCGATTCCGATTTCTTTCGGCATCCCAAAGAGAATGTCAAAAGTTGGATTAGTGATTGAATCGTAGTGCAATGTCAATGGCAATGAATAACGGTTTGCGTAATTCAAACCAACACCAGCATATTGCGACCATAACCTCCAATTCACCCCAGTAACCAAACCGCTATAATACAGGATCCTCAAATCACCATCCTGATTGTTTGGCATATACGACAAGACAAAATTCTTTTGCGAGTTGTATGACCTTACTTGAGTTGGAGAAAAAGCAATCTCAATCTTCTTTTCATTCTTGATGAATTGGTTGTCTACCTTGTAAGTTCGTGAACCGTAGTTTGATTGGTAGTTCTCTTGATAGGTGACATTGGCATCATCCTTTCCTTCTTTGTATGTGAACACATATGGGTTTGCTTCAAGTTCTCCCATTGGAACGATTTCCACACTTTGTGAATAATCCAACTTTGCCGTCCAATCAATTTGACTGCCGTTGTAGAATTCATCACGAGGAACAATGCGTAATTGCTTTGGATTGTCTTTGTTTGGTTCAATGTAAAGGTTGAACATCTTGATGAAAGACATCAGCAAATCACTTTGCTTGATCTCCGAATTCAAGAACACCCCAAAATCAACTGTTTCACCATAACCAAAGGTGTATGATGTTTGGTCATTCTCCATATAAGAGCCAATCCCCATATCAAGTTGGAATTGTGCATTGGTTAAATTGTAAGTATTTGCTTGATCCCACACTTGAGCCAATCGGATGTCAACCACCTCACCTGATAGCAAGGTTATTGGTTGGAAATACAAAGCCACATTGAACGCTGGAGAGCCAAAATCAACGGTTACAGTTGCAGTTGTCTTCAATACTCCGTTGGCATACAATCCAAATACAAGCCAAATGTCCTCTTGGAATACTGGTGCATATCCAGTTGATACATAATTCAAAGACAAGTTTACATCAAACACAAAGTTACCGCCCACAGGCAAGGTGTATTGTCCGGTTGTGTTGTTGTAATGACCTCCGTTATCGTAGTTCCCACCGCTTGAATCGTTTTGAAACAACAAGATTGAGTTCAAATCAAGTGATTGAGCAGTTGTTGTGCGAGAAGCTCTGAACCTCCGTGATTCCAAAATGGCTGCATCGGCAGTCAATGAGGATGGATTTGGTAGGATTAATCTCTTGAACTTGTCGTTGTTGAAATACGAATCGTTTGTGTATGTAAACCCTGAATTTGTGAATATCTTATCAACAACCGTCTTTGCATAAAGGCAAGGTGTGAATTGATTTGTTTCCCAAATAGTGATGTTTGACGGATGACCTTTGTCAATCATTGCGTAGACATACCCATCACCATAGGCAAAGGCTTGTTGTACTCCGTTCTTGTAGATTTGGGCATCCCACGAATCAATCACATTCCCACTTGACAAGGTGTGGTTGTATTCTGTGAAATCTAATTGATTCAGTTTAAGGTCTGCAATGTTGGTGAACAGATCTGCAGATTGTCCGTGAAGTGAGCATTCATATTGTATGTCCGTTGAATCAAGGACATTGATTTGAATTAAGCGAATGAACCCACTCAACTGCTCAATCTCATCTAACAGAACGACTGCTGATGCTTTCTTGTTTGGATTGAAATCCGGTGCGAATTGTGTTGATGCTTGAACAGTATGCTCAATCTCAAAAATGTGGGAAAAGAGTTTGTTGTTTTGTGCCGTTCCGGGAATAATGATTGTCTTTGTCCATTCCGAAGATCGTGATTGTGGTTCACGAATGTCAGCAATTGCCTTGTTGATTAAAATCTCAAAATCGTCATACAAATCCAATCTGCGATTGACAAATGAGCCACCAAGTGCTTCCTCTTTTGAAATACGGCAACTATCTGCTTCACGAATAGCATCGTTTGTTCTACTGATAAAACTTCCCTCAATCTCTTCAAGTTGAGATGTAGGAATTTTGACATAGATTTGAATCATATCCGTTGAGATTTGTCAGCGAATGAAAGAGTGATGTCAAGTTCTAAATTGAACATCCTATCTTGTACCGTCTTTTTCTGCTCGTAGTTGGCGTTATTAATGTTGACCGCATACAAAGTGCCGTCATACATATACACCACCGGAGATTCAATCAGGTCTTTCAGCCAAACCGATTCCGTGTCGTTTATCCAGTTACTAAACAGTTTGATTTTTTGGCTTGTCTCCGTGTGATAATTGGTGCGAGTTCTTGCAGATGTTTGATATCCGTAACTTGCACCAAGTGTGTATGGGTTCTGTTGGAATTGTTTCCGTGTGACTTCAAAGTTGTCTCTTCGCACCATATTAAAACGGAAGGATTCAAAGCCTCCCAAACGGTTCATAAAGAAGATGTCAGTTGTTTCGTACTTACTGCATTCATCTTTTATGTTGAATCGGTATGTCTCGGATTTGGAAACACCACTCGCCTTCAACACCACATCAAAATAGGTTGCCCCACCGGGTATTGTCAATTGGCTACCCACGGGAATCCTCACGACCTTTGAAGATGGCAAAGAGAATGTTTGTGTACTGGCATCGGAGTAAGTAATCAAAACGCTTGTAGCATCTCCCTTCAAACAATAGAGCCAATCCTTTTGCGTTCTGTGGATGGTTCGTGTTCTCACATTGGTCAAGAACTTTGCGGATGTGGATGTGGCAAGATATTGCCCTTCAGCATATGTTACCAAATCAAATGGGTTCAATGATGCGTTCCAAACTGTTCCAGTTGCTGAACTCAAGTTGAGATATTCGGTGATTGTTCCCGTTGCTGATGGTGAGTACTCATACCCAAATTCAACCTTGTAATCCGTGAATGAGTTTACGCATCCGCTTGGTGATGAATCGGTGAACTCCCAATTGTTGGTCACATAAGATTCCAAGATTCGCCCAATGTTGAACACCCCTTTGTTGGTACTTCCAAAATAGATGGGTGCTTTGAGTTTAGCCACGGTAGTTGATGCGATCTTGACATCTGCAATGAACTTGAAATTGTCCTTTGTGTAGATCCCACCTGAAGATTCAGTGATCACGAAGTTCGTGTCATTGAATGCTGGGTGATAACTGTTGGGTTGTTGAGTGATAGATAATGCCACACACAAAAATAGCACTCGTTGGAATGCGTTCCAAATGTGCATCAGGGGTTGCACAATTTACCGGTGAATTGCATATTAATTGCACAATGTGTCTTATAATACGCAAAAGCGTATAATTTGTCCGATATATAACACATTATACCCGGATGCGTATAGTTATGATGGACAAATCAGACATAAATACTTTGCAATCAGTAGTGATTCCCAATACTTATCGCAACAAATGACTTTTAGGAATGAATATACTGGAAAAATTCATGCATTTATTCGGGTAATCACCGAGTATAGTGGAAAAATTTAACAACTAACATTTGCCAGTAATCCTATAAATTGGCAATAATTTGAAATACTGCCGTAACAAATTTGCACTATTATTTGTTACAACATCTCATTCAAACAAGCAATGACATAGGTCTCAAATCCTTTTGTTGATGCCTGATCTAATCGTTTCAACTTGTCTTTTGATTGTTGCTTATAGAAAGCCATAGCATTGAGGAATTCAATCAATGGCATATGAAGAAAGAAATCCCACTTTGTGCGGTCTTTGTTCGCCATATGATGCACCATCTCCAGCCAATTGAATGGACTTACTGCTTCTCCAATTTGCTCATCTCCTCCTTCAAAAAGGAGTGGATACATTGCAATAACTTTGGATAGGCTGCCGAAAAAAAAACTGCATAGGAATAGGGAAGCGGTACATCCATTGACAAAAACAAATCGCACTTGTCTTGGTAGTGTGCTTGTGCGTCTTTGATGGTCTTTGACTTGCCAAAGAAATCCACCTCGTATGCAAGTAAAGCCATTATCTTGTGAAGGCTTTCAATTGTATCTCCGTTGAACACTTGCTGGAGTTCAATGAAGTGATGACCGCAAATCTCGTTCGGTGTTTTTGCCAATCGGAAATATCTGCCTTTATGCTTGAACATAAATTGCACAGGTCTATTTGGAAGCTCATTCAAGAACTCTAACTTTTTGAACTCTCTTGTAAGGTCATCAATCGGCATTGATTCTACCTTGTCCATTGTCCAGTTGTTAACGATGGCAAGTATGTTCATTGTCCGTTCAATGTTGGACATATCACGACAAGAGTGTATCTCTTGCAGTTGGTGGATGGTTATGTTGTTCCAGTTCATATCGTTTCAATTTGTAACGGTTTAAGCAAAATAAAAAGTTCCAGGTCTGTTGTGTTTCTTGCAGTCAACTGCCAAAGCCAAAGCCATCACGCAGTCATCGTGCAATCCTTGTGGTGCAGTATACCTCACACCCGTTCTTGTGTATTCAAATTCAAAGTTTTCCATCTCACTCCCAATCGGTTCTTCAGGGAAATACACCTCCCTATTTTGTACGCTGATGACCAACCCTTCAATGAGTTGTTGTTTGCTCTGTGATGTGAACTTGAATCCTTTGATTCGGGGATGGCTTCGTTGCAATTGCTCAACGATAGGATCCCCAACACCTGTTGAATCCACGAATGCAGGAATCACACCAATCAATGTCGTAATCTTTGCCAATGTTTGCGACCAATCCGCTTGGAATCGGTCAACATATGATACGCAATTATTCGCATCTAAACCAATTATAACTGTATAATCCGAATACTTTGCCAAATCCACACCCCAAGCAACAACACTTTTGTTGGTTACTGGCTTGTAACAACTGCGGATTGCATCAATTCCGAATGGGTTTGTCTTGTCATCGGCTGGTTCTGCCAAATACAACTCGTTAAAGACATGAAGTGGGAGATCTCGTTTGGCTTGTTCAACCTCCTCAAGTTTGAGAATCCCTTCCTTGACGGCATCATATGCAGTAATCTTGAAATACTTATATTCATTCTCACCGCTTCTTGCCCTTTCCCCTAACTTGTAGAACCAATTCTTTTTCCCTTTGACATTCCCAATCAGTTTGCACTTGCCTTGTGTGGCAGTTAGGGTTGAACGCATAGCATACCACGATTCCTCACGCATCCTTGATGCCTCATCTATCACGGCAGCATACACATCATCACCATACAAGTTGTCCGGCTTCTCCCCTGATTTGAATTCAATCCTTGCACCCGTTGGAAGCGTGAGCAAAAGTTTGGTTTCGTTGCTGATGAAGAAATTCTTGTCTGTGACTTGTGACTTCATCCTTCGGAATGCAATCTCCGCTTGTTGGTATACCGGTGCAACCCACCACACGGATTGATTGTCCTTGCATTTCAACGCTTGTTCAAATAACCATATGATATGACTTGCCGTCTTGCCCGTCTTTGTAGACGCAGCAGTAATGGTAAAACGAGCATCACAATCAAGGATGTCTTTTTGGTAACTCGTGACATATGGTCTTTGATAGGTTATTTGCATAAACTTTGGTAAACACTCAATCGTGTTAGGTTGTGCAGTTCAAGGTTGTGGTAGGTCTCACAATAGATGCGATTTGATTCGCCCATTGATTGTCTCACCGAATGACCAGCATCAATCAATTTCTCAATGGATGCCTTCCAGTTATTTTGAGTTGCGAAGATTACACCATCATTTCCGGTATGGTATAAGTATGGGTAAACTGCCGAACAGATAATGGGCAAAGAATAGGCAGCGGCTTCCACAATCTTCAACTCCGATTTGCAGTTGTTGAAGTGGTTGTCCTGAAGGGGTGCAAGTACAAAGTCAAAATGCTTGTAGACCTCACCGTATTCAAATACCGAAGTGCCTTGAACGATGTTGGCTTTTGGAATCAGTTTGACAATGTTGTTCCAATGATCACTTGGAGTGTATCCGCAAATGTATAAATCCACATCCATTGAATTGATGTCATCCGCAATGAGCTTCAAATCCTCCTCGTGTGTGATTCCACCAACCCATCCTATTTTCACTCTCTCATTCTTCTCCTTTGGTTGCTTCCATTGGTTGTGAGATGTATCCAGGCAGTTTGGCACAATGTAGACATTCTCGTTAATTGTCCTCACTTCATTGGCGAGTTTTTGAGTTGTGCAGAATACCGCATCCGCATAGTTGATGGCATCCTTGATGGCGTTCTTGATTCCTTTGCGATATGCCCAGTATGCAGGGTTGTATTTTGGGAGTACCCAATAGTCATCCACATCTATGACATAAGGCTTCCCGGCATCCGTGATGCGTTTCAAGACATCGTACTGGTTCTTTCCAAGCCATCGTGAGAAAACAATCACATCGTATGGTGCAAGGTCAACCGTCATCCATTCGGCTTGTGATTGGCAGACATCAACCACCGCTTCTCCGTTTATCTGCATTCTCAAATGTGGTGCGTAAATGCGATGGTAAACCACACCATTGATTCCGTCTGTTAGTATTAAAAGTTTCATAGGGTATTAAGTAAGTAATTAAAGCCTTGATTCGTGAGATAGTCAAAGCCATTGTTGACAGGTATAACATTTGGTGAGTGAACGCATACCTCAAGCAATCGTTTTACTTTCATTTGCTCTGCGATTGCGTAGGTGCTTGACTGATTGCCAATGAACGCCTTGCAACTGCCCACAATGGTTGCCAACATCAAAGCATCCTGACATTTCAATAGTTCACAATCCAACTGCCATCTCTCTGTAAATGCGATGTACTCGGATTCGTATCCAAAGAAAACGCACTTGTGTTCCTTCAATGGGAAATAGTTGATATCGTGATTGCGATAACGAGCAGAGAAGTTCAAGAGAATCTTGTCCGCAAAGTATGGAATCGGTTCACTGGCTTCAATGCAAGGTTCGTGAAGATCTGTAATCAATTCGGGATAGATAAGAAAGTGATTGCGTCTCAAATCACCAGCAGCGAGATTCAACCCGTGATGCCTGAACTTATCAAAGTCATACCCCATATCAATATGCGAGTGCATCTCAACCTTTCTTATGTACGATTGATGCTCAAGTAATGGCTTGATATATTCGTATGAGTTTAAGTTCATACAGTATCCTCCGCTTGGATGACCGGAAACAGTATTCTGCTCACGGAATCCGATGTGGAAATCTACTCCACCGTGTAACTCTGCAACTCGCTTGGTTGCCGTGAGTGAATAGATCAAATCACCAAGATGTCCCGACTGGATAACTCTCATAGTTGTTGAAGTATTTCTTTGACCTCCAAATAAAACATCAACTCATTGCGATTCTCCCAAGTTTTATGAGACAACGCCTCAATGATTTGGTCAACTGCAACCAATGAGCAATCCTTCACCGTCAACGAGTTGTTGAACGATTCTTTGATTTCTTCTGCTTTGTCTTGTGATGTCATTCGTTCGGGGTTACTGGGATAGGCATCCAATATGCCACATCAATAATTGCATTGGTGTACTCATCAACCCAAAGGTCATCAAAGTACCTTGCCAAAGTTATTCTTGCATCCGTAGTGTAAACCACTTGGATGTCTTCGTCTTGTGGTGGGAGTTTATCATCACCTCTCCAACTTGCTCTCATCTAAATTCAAAGTTATTGTGAAATTTTTACTTTCTATCGTTTGGTCAATTGTTTCTTTTGGTTTGCCTTGTGATCGTGTTAACAACATCTCCAAGTTAAACAGAGAGTTCTTGTCGTGACCTTTGAGCAATGCCCCGGCAATGGTGCGTTCCATTATCGTGTATTCATCACCACGGTCTATCTTCTCCAGTTCCTTACGCCCAAGCGACAACATTGACAACATCGTATCTTCAACTTGGGATTTGGTGTACCCAATCTCCTTCATTTGTGTGATGAGTTTCTGCGGTCTTCCTTGCAGATTTATCCTTTCATCCCCACCTTTTTTGAATGGTTTCAAGTTCTGTTCATTTGCCATTGCTCTCGTTGTTATTTCGCTGTTATTTTACCATTGACAATCTTTGTTCGTGAATGGATTTTAACCACTCCTTGTATTGTTTCCTATCTCCAAACTTGATGTGATCCTCACGACATAATGCCATCAGGTTTTCAATCGCATCGGCTTC